CATCATACTCGTAATCATCTCATACGTCTCGGTGGGAATGTTATGTATGGACATCATCACGACATACAACAATCTAGTGTCACTCATATAGATGGCGTAAAGTCTGCTTGGTCTATTGGATGTTTAAAAGATATGAGTGCGGAAGCAAACGAGTGGCTAGGGAACAGACAACACAATTGGCAACACGCTTTTGCTGTTGTTGATTTTCATCCCAATAAAAACTTCAATGTTACAGTTCATCAGATTGTAAATGGAGTAAGTACTGTAGATGGTAAGGTACTTAAGGCAAAGTGAAAAAGAAAAAGATAAAGAGCGTTGAACACCCTCTATTCCAAGATGAGAAGGAATTTAAACACTATATGCCTAACAAGGCTTTAGTAACTAATTGGCGAAATGGTTTAGAGGGTGACTGGGTTCTTACTGACGATGGTCAAGTATGTATGATATTAAAAAGAGGAGGACTAAAAGCGTCAGGTACTGATAAAATTTACAATTACTACGTTAGAACTGTTATAGGTTCTTACGTTTGTAAACCATCTAACGAGATGAAAGGTGATATAAAACGTAATATATATACATTTGGTAAAGATAAAACAAAGTATGATATTAATAGAGATAGGGTAAAGCCTACATCTAAAGAGTTTTTATTTGCTAAGTATGTTGCAAAGGGTGATAACATAACAGATGCTTTTATATCTGCTTACCCTACAAATAATAAGACTTACGCAGAAAGAGAAGCTAAAATATTGATGAATACGAAAAGGATACAAGGTTTGATTAAAGAAGAAATAGCAAAGGTTATGAGTGAGGCTGAGATAACGCCTCTTTACATATTAGAAAAAATGAAAGACATTATTGAGTCTGACGCTTCTAGGGATAGTGACAAAGTTTCCTTACTTAAAGAGCTTGTTGCTATAGCAGGAATGAGAGATACAGAAAAGAAATCAGAATCTGTAACTGTGTTCCAAGGTTTTTCCCCGGAGCAATTAGATGCAATAGGTAATAACAACGTAAAACAAATAGCGAAAGCTGAAAGGACGGAAGAAAAATGAACCTATATGAAGTATGCATACAGGTATTAGAGCAGGCTAGTGAAAACGATAACGACTTAAAAGATAGTATGTCAAGAGAGTACATAGCAAATGAGATATATGAACTTTTCTATGAGTATCAAATATATAGTGAGAAGTTTGATACTGGATATATAGAAGACGTAAAAGACTTTTGGGATTATAAAAACAGGTTTGATGAAGATAGATAAGTTAGCCGTATATGGCACATTACGTGACGGCAAGAAAGACACTTGGATAGTAGACGGTTACGACTTATACTTTCCCGGTCATAGAAACTATCCTGCGGCTATGCCTAATGAAGATGCTACTGGGCTAGTAGTGGAAATATTAGACGTAGATGAACAGGACATAGCAGGATATGATGTATATGAAAGTGTTGGAATGGGATTATATGAAAGAAGAAAGGTGACAGCTAAAAAAGATGATGAAGAAATAGAAGCTTGGATGTACACCATAGGAACTTTAATGTTGCAGAACACAGGAGTATTTCAAAAAGTACCTAGCAAGGATTGGTTTTCAGATAAATGCCAAAAGCTGATACGTTTAACATAAATAAAAATAAAGTTTCTGAAAAGGAACGAGTGTTAGAACTGGCTAAGAAAGATGTAGTCTCTTTCGGTCAGTTATTTTTACCTGAAGACTATATGAAGTCTACCCCTGCCCCATACCACTATGAGTTAAGTGATTTACTATTAGACCCTAATAAAAAAAGAAATTGTATTATATTACCTAGAGGACACAGTAAGTCTACATTAGCAAAGACAGCTTTGTTGTATCATTTATACTTTAATCCAGAAGGTAAGAAAGAGTTTATAGCTTGGGTAGCGGAAGAACAATCGCAGGCTATAGACCATATAAAATATATACAAAACCACATAGAGATGAACCCTGCTTTAAATTATTACTTTGGAGATATTAGAGGTAATAAATGGACAGAAAAAGAGTTTACTACTAGTAAGGGAGATAGAATTATAGCTAAAGGTACATCTCAAAGACTTCGTGGTCGTTCTCAGTTAGGTCTTAGATATACTAAAATTATACTTGATGACTTTGAATCCGAGTTAAATACAAAAACCCCAGACAGAAGAAGAGAAATTAAAGAGTGGGTTATGTCTACAGTTGAACCAGCTTTGGAAAATTCAGCAGGTAATGAAGGTTCTGTGTGGTTAATAGGCACTATTGTTCACTATGATTCATTTCTTCAGAGCATATATGATGGTTATCAAGAAGCTATTAGAGATAAAAGAAAGTATGCTTGGGATGTTATGTATCATAAAGCTATTGATAGTGATGGTAATGTATTATGGAGTTCATATTTTTCTAAAGAAAAATTAAATGATATACGTAGAAGGTTTGAAGATGTAGGTTTATCTCATAAATTTGCACAAGAATATTTGAATGAAGCTAGGGATTTAGAGAATGCTAAGTTTAAAACAGATAGATTGGAGTATTATGACCACGAATTTGAAAGTAAAAACGGCTATGCTTACTTGGTTAATAGTCAAGAAGCTATACCTATTAATGTTTATCTTGGCGTTGATTTAGCGTATGAGTCTACTGCTTCTAGCGATTATCAAATAATTATGGTAGTAGGTATAGATAGCGATAGAAATGTATACGTTATAGATTATATGAGAGAGCATATACCTTTATATGATATGCCAGATGAAATATTTAATTATGCAAAAGAATATTCTCCTGTTAAAAGAGTTAATGTTGAACACGTAGGTGCTCAAGGTATTATTAAAGACGCTGTTAATAAGATGACAGGCACAGATAGAAAGGTAGCTCCGGGTGTAGCATTAGGTGTTAGACCTCCAACTGGTATTAAAAAAGAAGATAGGCTTGAGTCACTACTTGCCCCTTTAGTCAATAGGCGTAAGATGTTCATCAAAAGAAAACATACAACTTTAGTTGATGAAATGTTTCAGTTTCCAAAAGGAAAGAATGATGATATACTTGATGGACTATGGTATGCTGTAAATAAATCTAGACCACCTCTAAGTAAAAAGTTTGAAGCGTCTGAATTTAAACAAGATAAAACTAAATCTCGTAAGATTGAAACAGTAAAGAGAACTATTTCTTGGATAACAGGTCAAAAGGTATAAATAATACTTGCATTTTTTATATTTTTTAGTTAAATTTATAACATTAAAAAAAAGGTATAGCTATTTCTAGTATAAGAGAGTTAGAGAGTAACGAGGTAAAACACTCTGAAGTTAATAGACAGCTTTGGAGACAATGGAAAGATGCAAGAGCTGATTGGGATGTAGAGGCTCGTGACGCAGTAGATTTCTTTCTAGGCAATCATTACTCACAAGAAGAATCAGACGCTTTAAGAGCAGTAGGTCAAGGAGACTTTGTTATTGATAGGGTTTATGCCGCTATCGAAAAGCTTAAGTCTTTACTTACTTCTCGTTCTCCTAAGTATAGTGCAGTTGGTAGAGAAGATTCAGATAGTAGAATGTCTAATGTTTGGAGAACTTTACTAGAATACGTCTGGGACATCTCTGACGGAGACACTCAGTTCAAGCAAGCTGTGCACGATTACGCTACTGCAGGTATGGGTTACTTTTATTCTTATATAGACCCAGAAGCAGACTACGGAAGAGGTGAGGTTAAGATTACTTACATAGACCCTTTTCGTGTTTATATAGACCCTGCATCCAGAAATAGGTATGCTGACGACGCTTCAGGTATTATATTATCTACTATCCTTACGGAAGACCAACTTCTTAATATGTATCCACAGGTTGAACCTGTTATAGATGATTTAGAATCTTATTATGATGAAGAAGATTATCCATCTTCTGGTAAAAGAAATAGTTCTAAGTCTTTTACACCTGACAGTACATACGAATCTGAGTATAATAGAGTTAATAAATATAGAATACTAGAAAGATTTACTAAGGTTAAAGTACCTTTTTATCGTATATTTAATAAACAAGATGGTTCTGAATCTATATTAGATATAGATAAGTACGAAAGATTTTTACAAAATGAACAAGCACAGCTACTAATGAAAGCAGGTATGATAGAAATAGTAGAGGTAGTGCAAACAAGAATTAAAGTCACAGCAACTGCTGGTGACATTTTACTGTATGAACAAATATTAAATACAGATATATATCCTATTGTTCCAGTTCCTAATATATGGACTGGTACACCATATCCAAAGTCTGATATATCTAAAGTTAAAGATTCACAAAGACTTTTGAATAAGCTTTTCTCTCTCACCCTCTCGCACGCTCAAGCTTCTGCCGGACTTAAGTTACTAGTCCCAGAAGGGAGCGTAGATGATTTGGGGCAGTTAGAACAGGATTGGGCAAAACCCAACGCAGTAATACCTTATAATCCTGAATTCGGTGCACCGCACTTTCCTGCCCCACAATCACTCTCAAATGAGTTCTATAACTTAATAAGTAGGATAGAACATTATATAGATTTGAGTATGGGTATACCTGAGTTAATGCAGGGATTTAGAGAAGGAGCTCCTGAGACAGTAAGAGGAACTGCTATGCTTGCCGAAATGGGTGAGACTCGTGGTAAATCTAAACTCAGGGATATAGAAGGAAGTTTGACTAGGCTAGGTCGTAATGTTTACAACTTGGCTAAGGGTCATTATACTTACGCAAAGACGTTTAGAATTATACAACCAAATAATGATATTACTGAATATACAGTTAATATGTATGATGATAAAAGTCAGGAACTTAATGCCATACAAAATGACATCACAATAGGGCATTATGATGTGAGAATCATATCCGGTTCAACTTTGCCATCAAACAGGGTAGCAGAATACAATATGTACCTTGAGGCTTTTAAGATGAATCTGGTAGACGATGTCGAGGTTTTAAAGAAAACTGAAATCTTTGACAAACAAGGTGTCTTACAGCGAAAGGGACAAATGTCTCAGTTGCAATCTTATGTACAACAATTAGAAGCTCAAGTTAAGAAACTTAGTGGAGACCTTCAAACCGCAGAGCGTGAAGCAGTAAGCTCAAGGAAAAGGACAGAAACTGAGAAGTTCAAAAGCAGGCTTAATGAGATTCAAAATGATACTAAGTTTAAAACTAAAGTACAGGTTGATAATCTAAAAAGAATAGTTGACACAGAAGAAGGAGCTGTAAGAAATTGAAAACAGAAGTAGTGGGGACATTTCCACGGTTCTGCTTTTATGGACATCTGCAAAAGGTGATGCTAATAATAAAAGAAATCGAGGAATAAAATGGAAAACGCTATGAACGGAGACGCTAACACAATAGAAGGTGTGGAAGGTCAAGTTTTAGAACAAGTTGTTGAGCCGGAACAAGTAGGGGGTCAACCTGCAGAGCAGGGATATGAGCAACCTATTGATGATGCTAAAAAGTTTCAGTCAATGTATGACAAGAAAACAGCAGAGTATGAAAAGCTTAATAATGAAGTCGAGGAACTTCGCAAGTATCGACAGTTAGGTCAGGTCTTAGAACAAAGACCAGATGTTGTCGAGGCTATGAGAAACACTTTAAGTGGAGGCAAAGCAGTAGAAGAGCAACCTAAACAAGAGCAACTTAGTGAAGATGCTTTTGACCCGTGGGAAGCTTACTACAAACCCGGTTCACCTTCATATGAGATGAGGG